ATGCTCAATCTTGTAAAAATACAGCATTTTACGACAGCTATCGACATTTGGCAAGTGGTATATTTAGTTAATCAGGGGCAAAAAAGCATGACTATAGTTTCATATACGAACACTCGTTCGTATAATATAATAGGTATACGAACAGATTTATTGCTACGTTATACCTAATTTCAATAGATATTGATAATGAATTAACAAGTGATCAACTTGGGAGGAAGCAGATATACATGGGGACTGAAACACTGGATGAGCTTTACGCGTTGGGAGAAATGGATGTTTTTTTTCAAAAAAGCAAGGAAAAAGTGGAAAAGCGAGTACATGGAATGCGCCTTGCGGGCACTGATGGTGAGGATGTTGTGCAGGAAGCGCTGATTAAAGTCTACCGATATCTCCCTAAATATGATAGCAGCAAGTCAAAAGTATCGACTTACCTGGACCGCATCGTAACGAGTGCTATCCGGGATTGTCTGAAAAAGGCTGGAGCAAAATCCAACTTACAGGTTGTCAATGCTATTCCGTTGGCTATATTTGATGGTGTCGACGATACACAAGTTACCTACGAAGCAGGGGCAAAGGATCTCGGTTACGAGAATGCAGAGCTAATGATGGATATTATGGACCATCTGGGACTGACAGAACGCGAGAAAGAGATGTTCCGTCTTCGTATTTCGGGATATGAATTCAAAGAAATTGCACAGGTATTCGACATTAGCCGTGGACGGATGTCACAAATTTGGAGCGGCATCACGGCAAAGTGTGCTGTAGTCATTTAATTCATTTCCCTAATCATGCCCTAACCGGGGCCTTTTTTTTTATTTTCCCTGGACCTTATAATTACTTTATACTCTCCCTAAATTCACATCCCTTCCTCACGTATATAGTGATTGGAAGGGATTTTTTATTTGATAGGAGGTTATTATGAGAACCATTAAAGAAAACGTAAAGCTGCTTGTATCGCTCATGCCTTCACTCGTCGAAAGAGAGAATGAGCTTCTGCATGCTTACTGGGTAATGTTCGATGAATTAAAGCAGCCAAGGGATTTGATTCAAGCCACTCCAGCCGGCTCGATCACCCGAAGACTGCGGGAACTGCAAAATGAGCACCATCCAGATGAAAGGAATGAACTTGTATGAGCAGACAAATTTACAATCAGACCATAACTGAAGACGAGGTAATCTCTCTAGCTGGCAAGTATATTTCTGTGCCTCAGAATACGCACACAGGTCCAGACGGAGAATCTGTAAATGCCTGGTTTACAGGTCAGATCGCCGGTTACGAGAAGGCTGTCATTTCATTCGACTACGTGAACGGAAAATTTATGAGTGATCCCCTTGTATTTATCAATCTGCTTATGACAGACGGTGCAGGATGGGTACTCTCCAAAGAAGAGTTAGAAATTCAAATCATCACTAAAGAAGAGTTCGACAATACTCTTGCTGAGCACCTGGCGAATCAAGCCATTGATAAATGAAGGACCTCTCCGCAGAACGAAGTTTAGAATAATCCCCCCTCAAATACCGCCTTCCAGGAAATTATTCATACTATATGAGGTGTCCCCACTTGAGTAGCTACCCCGAACATATACGCAATAACTTAGATTATGATAAGAACTTTTACTCGTTAACTAGTATGTCCAATATTGACCTTGCCAAAAGAGATTCAGACTTTCTGGGTGATCTTTTAATTCTTCATGAAACCTTAATCTGGCACAGCGTACACAAATACATCGGGAAACCCGAAAAGCTTGTTCAGAACTACTGCGTGGAAAAAGACGATATTGTTCAACTCGGCCGCCTGGGTTTTATTAAGGCAATCCTGGCTTTTGACACCGGACGGGGAGTGAAATTCTCCTCTTACGCAGTACCCTCCATCGTTCGCGAAGTCCGCTGCTACCTCCGCGACAATGCCCCGATTATCCGTCCTACCCGAACCGCCCATGAATTAATGAATCAGATTAACATCCGAACTGGTAACGGTTCCGAAGAGGAATCAGTGGAGCTTCTGGCAAAAAATCTGAAGAAACCAGAGGAACAGATCAAAAAAGCGATGCTTATTGGATCAAGAGTGAAGTATTTGCAGGAAAAGGTAACCGATGGCTCCAGCATAGACTCAGATCCTACTTATATGGACTTTCTCACCAGCAGCGACAATACAGAAGAAGAGGCTACCGACAGCAGTTATGTCAAAGACATAGTCGCCTCTATTCAAGAACATCTTTCCGAGTTGGAGCTGCGGGTTCTTCAGCATCGTATCGCCGGCTTAAATCAGACCCAGACAGCAGAAACGGAGAACATTTCACAAATGCGGGCCGGGAGAATTATGAAAAAGGTAGCGGAGCTGCTGCTGGATTCTAAACTAAGCGTAACTCTTCTTGACCTGGATTCCCTGGAAGTGTTGAACAACTACATTGACCGCTCCTCTTCGGGCAGTAGACAAGAACATAAGAAATAACTGAGTATACTGTGGTCCAAAGCAAAAAAACCGAGAGAACTTCTGCTCGGTTTTTCGCTTTTGTTGGCAGCAACCCTATGACCTGCCTGTGATAATCCCTATTTGTTTTAACAATCCGTTGATATAATTGGAGCCTCGTGAGGCAAGAATACCGCACAGAACGATAGAGACATAGTGCCCGGGCCCGGTAAGATTGAATAAATCCACCTCGAAAACAAAGGCCAGAATCACACCGATAACAATGGACAGCAGATAGGTTTGTTTGTCTTGAATCGGAAAGGCCTGTTTCAGAATCTCAGTTAAGGCTTCGGATAAAAAGGCCACTAGCGCCATTAAAGTGATTACGTTCATGTCTTATCCCTCCTTCTATAGAAAGCTTCTTACTTGATACCCCGGTTTAGAATAGCGGTATTGATGAATAACAGCTCGGAAACCGTAAGTTTCTTTACGGCCGCCTTGTCGATCCAGGTAGAATCCGTGATGAGTTTTTTATCAAAAAGCTCTTTGAGCTGAGTAGTGAGTATCGTCCATTGGTTCGCTGACAAGTTCAAATCTTCTTCCTCCTCTTGTGAATTCAGCTGGCTGTGCACTTCCTGCTTAAAGCGTTCAAGTTCACTCGGGTTCCTGACCCACGGAAGCGGACAATCCTTCCAGCCGACAACCCCTTTATGGGTAAAAATCACTTCTGGGAAACCCTCATGCTGAATGAGGTACACTACCATGTCCACGGCATTGTTGAAGGTATCTTCATGGATCAATCCGTCTGCTTCAATACACATCTCAATACCTACTGTGGAATTATTCGGGTACGAGCCAAGCTTGGAAAGGGCTTCTGGAAGGTAAGGCTGCTTGCTGCCACAATGGTAGCCCATCTCATCAAAAGGCAGGGACTGGACAATCGTTGCCCGGTCGATCTGAATGTGCGCACTGGCGTAACGGTCACCTGTTCCGTCATCCGGATTCTGATTCTTAAGACTGCTAAAGTAATTGCCAATGGCCTGTGCAGAAGCACCTGGATCAGCCGTGTAATGCATGACAATGCCCCGCTTGGCCACAAGCTTTTTCCCTGGCCGCGAGAACGGATTGACTGGTATTCGCTGCTGCTGGATCGTTAACAAATTAATCACCTCCTTCGCGTTGGTTCAGACGTTTCTCCAGTTCTTCAATTCTGGCAGTCGCCTTGATATAATCGAGCTCCAGCGTGGTATATTTCTCTTTCCAGTTCCGCAGCTCGTCCTCCAGATGCAGACTGCGGTCACGCCAAATTTTCATCTCATCACGCAGAGACTTAATCTCTTCTCTCAGCTCGTCCCGAATCTGCTTCTGCTCCTGGGAGAGCTGCTGGCGGTCGCTGAGTGTAAGATCCTTGCGATTATTGAACTTAGTCACAGCCACACTGCCAAGCGCTGTAACGAGCACGCCCGCCAGGGCTACTAGCGCATTAACGTCCATGCCTTTGCTCCCCCACTTTCACGTAAGCCCATGAAGATAATAATGCATAGTTCAGGTAAGCCCCCCACCCGGTAGATGCTTGATTCCCTGCAAACAGCAGAGAGCTGATGAAGAACCATATAAAAGTTGACGCCAAGAGCGCAGCTCTCCTGATGTGGTAATACCGACCGAGCATACCCGCCACGGTTGCCAAGGCGAGGATCACCATGATCCATCCCCATGTATTTTCGGGCAGAGTTTTTAAGAATTTGGTGTAGTCAGCACCGGCACCAAAAGTGTCTAGCGGGGTAAGTAACAGTAGCCCCCAAAAGCCCGCTATGAATGCCAAAGATGACTCAACAGGCTTACACCGGTGAATGAACTTCCTGAGCTGCTTATGCAACGGCTCCACTCCTTTGATCTTCTAGTATGATTAGGATAGGCCGATTGGGCGGATTGCTCTCATACCAAAAAAACAGCCCCAAACGGGGGCTGCTTCATTTTTGAGGATACCGCTCCCAATATTGTTGCACTTGCCTGTACGGACGAACTTGCTTCTCCTCAATTTTGACGTACAAATCAAGAGGATGCCACTCCTCCGGGAGGACCCTGGGGGTGATCGTTTCATTTTCCAAACCTACGGAGAAATGATGCCCGTTAAACACACGGTTACCTGGAATGGTATCTGCGATGTATTCAAAGATAACAAAACAGGTACCTGTATGCACATATTTTCGGAGAACCCCTGACCGTATAGGCACTACAGGAGAAACCGCCGAAGGGCGGACTACATTCTGTATATAGGTTGCTGCTGAATCCTGTCCTAAGGAAAATGAGGTTCCCCGATGGATAAGAGATTTTATTTTTGTAGTACGGGGCGATGTAGGTACACTCCCTGCAGCTCTATACTTGCAGGGCTCATAAAGGCTTGAGTCCGTCAAGGAAAGAGAGATTCCGCGGTGTATAAATTTCTTAATTCGTCCCAGTAATGTACCCTTAGTGTTTCCTCCTACATATCGGGAGGTGGATTGAATACTCAATACCACTGGGGTCAGATTTGAATTAGTTGACCTCAGGCCAATGGCGAGATCGACCTTCTTATTACGAGTGACCTTAGACCAGTCATTCACCTTGACTGCTCGTAGACGAGCTGCCGTCATCCCCGAAGTGTGGATTGTAGCAAGCCCTACGGTTACCCAATCCTGACCATCAAAGGTCGTCCAGGTCACCCGGTTATCCGTGCTTACTAAATACCGAATAGCAGTCCCGACCGGCTCAAGCTGAGTTGGATTGATTTTGCTAATCACTGCGGAATTGGTATTGTACTGGGAATTGTCAGTAGTAGTTACGTAGAACCCGGCGGCATCTGTTCGATACAGAGGAAAAGGCTTAATGAAGCTGACTTTTCCCAGCAAGACACCGTAGGAGGCGTTTTGGGTTAATTCGAACTGAACATACTGAGAGGTAATGGAAATTAAATGCTCATTCACTGCCCCATAAGGGGTCTGCATATCCGATGTCGTTACGACCCAGGGGACAATTTCCGAATAATTAATCCCGTCGTTTGATACCGATATACGGTAGTTAGAAGAAGCCTGGTCACGGCAACGCGGAACGACCCGTACCCCTATAAATTTTGTTGGTGCACCGAAGTTAAAAGTGAGCGTTTGATTCCCCACCGAGGAAGTCAGCCAATGATTCTGAGATGAGCTTCCATCCATCGGAGGTGCATCATTAAATAAATTGGCCAGACAATAATCTGTTGCACTGCCAATACTTCGTGCAGAGGAGGTGACAATCACACCATTAGGTGCGGTATAAACAAGCTGTGCCCCTTGCCCTCCCGAACCGCCTGACAGTCCATCACTTAATGTATTTGGCCCCGAGTAGAGTTCAATTTCGTAAAGTGATATCACTGTATTAAGTCCAATAAACTGAAAGCGCATATACCGCTTAGCGATATCCACCTCGTGAACATAAGCTTGCCCCTGCTTTCCACCTGTTGTGAGAATATTTCCAACCTGCTCTACCCAGTCGGCACCATTAGAAGAAGATAAGATTCTGTACTTAAGAAACTGGTTCGAAAAGGCATGCGGGTAGAGGACAATCCGGTTTATTGGGACTGACCCTAGCATATTAAAGTCAAAAGTTAAGGTTGCATCCCAGGTATTCGTCATCCACATGGTGCCCGCGCTTAATAAACCAGCATGTTTACATCCGTCAAACAGGTTTTTTATGCTGTAGTCAGGAGAAGACAGCGGTCCGGCAGAGCAGGTTACTGTCACCCCGTTAGGGGCTGTATACACAGGTTGCCCTTGTATTCCCCCGGCTCCGCCGCCCAGATTAATTTTAGTATAACCCTCGAAACCGAGCTGAAGACTTCCATTCCGTGTATCCGTCCCGTTAGGATTCTCGAATAGGTAGTTATTTTCGTACCGATAATTATGTTTCACTATGCTTCACCTGCCTTTAAGCCTACCATCAGGGGGTGGGCAGTTTCATTAGCATTGTAGGGTATGGAAGGAAGTTAGTGCTTAGAGCGGAGAGATAGATCACCTTGTAAGTAACATTACCAACAACGATTTCATCCTCATTGATAAGGTTCTCTGTTCGACAGGTGTATACTCCATCCAGTTCGCCACGAATCCCCTCCATATCTCCTTCAAGGAAACATGGAGATACAAAAATTTGATCTCCCCATACAGAAGGACTGAAGTTGTTAGGTATCGTCCGAACATCATAGTTGAAATTGTAAATGTTCGCTTTATTTCGCAGAAGCCTAACTTTATTAGCGCCTGCGGGATTGTAAATCCCTAACGCAAGTGCAACAGAGTCGTTTCCTTGGTCTGTAGAGTAGCGCTTGATAAGCCCTACATACATTGCATTAGTTCCGGGGTAATTGGCCGAAAAGTCCATCACCGTGGCTAAGATAATGCGGTCCAGATTAGCCTCCAGATAATAGGTCACAGGGATGCTTGTTGGATTCGCCGTTGGGGTGGTGGTATTTGCAGTGTAATAGGGACAAGGTGACACATTCAGATAGCTTCCGTTCGGATTATACCCCTCAATAGCCGCGATATTAAAGAAATTCCCATTTGGATCTTTGATATTCTGGGGATGCAGGTACATACTTACCAGATCCTGCCCGCTTTCACCAGGTGAGCTTAGCACCGTGATATAATTGCCTGATGCCAGGGAGACTGCATCAGACTCGTAGAACTCCAAGCTGCCAATCGCCGGGGATGAGGTGGTGGTGGAATTGATCGCTGCAACATTGATTCGGTAGTAGCGATAAGACGCAGGAGTCGCGATTTTAAAGACCCGGCGCTCTCCCACCGCCCAGTTTTGCTGGTTAGTCTGTGTGTCGAGTACTGTCCAGTTGCTGTTGTCGTTGCTCCCTTCCAGTGTCCAGTTTTTGGGCGCCGCAGTAAGGTTGTACGACAAAGCGAAAAGCCCATATGAAGCATACGGTCTTGCTCCGGAACTTCCCAAGTCCAGCCGTAACCATTGAGGAAGAGTTGCGGTACTGACAGCCATCCACCCTGAACCCTGTCCTCCTGATCCGTTGAACGCATAGTAAGCACTATATGATGAATTCTGCTCAGAACTGGCACTAGCGACCAGGGGTGACGGAACCGTATTTGCTGTCATCCGGGGTATGGCATTGATACTATGCTGACGTTCAGTCCAACCAATACTCTTCAGCTTTTCAATCAGCTTGTCGTACAGTTGAATAAGAGGTACTGTCTCAGTAAAAAACATATGAATAAAGCCTCCCTTAGTCTTTTGGAATCAGGTATATATTCGTTGTGACGATAGGCGACAGGTTATTATAATAAAGCCCGTTTACATCAACAGTCTGATAAGCAGGAATTTCAAGAGCAACATACTCTATGCCTTTAATGGTTAAGGTATCTATTGCACGGAGCCTGCCATCCTGAGGAAGTATGTAATAATCCATAATCCCGCGGAGATTGGGTCCCGACTTTAGAACCGGCCTGGAAGGCATTACTTTACCCCCGAACATTCGATTCACCGAGGGAGTATTCCAAACAAGCGATTGATTGTCAATATCTTCAATAAAAGCATTTTTTCTGCTGACCCATACAGTTCCATACGTATTATTTCCACCATAGGGGATTGCTGATCCAAAACAACTTACAGTGTCTCGTGAATCAAATAGGCGTAAAGGACGGCCAATATAGTGGAAGTTGATACGGGAATAGGCGGTTCTTACTTCTGACCGGTAGGCGAGCAGCACCCGATCTTTCTTCACGCTGATCCAGTATCTTAGGAATATGGTATCTGCGGAAATCCCTGAAATCAGGTTGGAAGCAACGACTGTCCCGTGAGTTATTGAACTACCAAAGATGCCATTTGCTCCAGCCGTTCCCGGAGTATAGTCCTTTGCCATAAAAAGACGGTAACCATAATTCCAATTACTAACATTAGAGTAGAACCCATCTGCCTCGGACTTAATCCCCCATACAATATTTGATTTTCCGTCTGTACCTTGCGAGCGAAAGACGTAACCATCATCTGTCTTAAGTGTTCCAACATTACTGGATACCATCTCCCAGAGAGGGCCCGGTGTTGGCAGACTATTGTCCTTGGCCAAAACAGCGTCCCTTATTCGAACAGGCAACTGTCTCAGCGTGCATCTTCCTTCAAAAAACATCCTCTATCCCCCCTTAAACCTTCTCAATAAATAATGCTTGGCTCACACCAGACCTGGAGGAGAAATTATCAGACAGGCTCCATTGATTAAAAAATGGTTTCACCACGCACAGATACTCTTTGCCATCAATCAGCACATACGCATCTTCTGGTGTCGATTTAGTCGGGCCATCCAGAGGCTTATGAACCGTAGTAAGAACCCCATCCAATTCCCCCCGCACCCCTTCCACGTTATTGTACAAAGGCATCGGAACAGCAATCATAAGTCTTCCGCCAAACCCCCGATTATTTTCCACAACAAAGCCGTTATTAAATGAATACAGCCCGTTTCCCGTATTCTGAAGATTCTTCAGTGTTCTTGCTGAGTTGTATGCATTATTTTGGGAGGCATAGCTGCTTAACAATGTCACGGCTCCGCTACCCTTCTCGTCAGCGTACCTTTTTATAAGGCCCGCATAGAGCACGTTACGAATGGTTGCAGTATCCGCATAGGTGGTTCCTTGGCCGGGGCGGTTTGTGCGAATAGTTATGATGATTCGATCTTTTGTTACAGACAGAGTGTACTTGAACCTGTAGTTATCCGCGTTTATGTTATACCAGGAAGTATTTACAGCAAGCCGCAGAAGCTCCGACAATTTATAGCTGCTGAAGCTCCCGTTCTGCCCATTTGTTTCATTCGGTAGATATGATTCGACGACACCAAACGTCGGCCCAGCAGAAAAGCTATTTTCAATTGCACCATTTCCGATCCAGGCATTTTTTAGGGTCACAAGAATTGTATCTTTCCCAGAGCTGCCCCTTGAACGAAAAACATACCCATCATCATTAAGGGTTGAACCTACGTTGGAGGAAATATTCTCCCACAGCGGAGCCGGGGGAGATAAGCTCTCATCCACTGCCGTAATTAAACTGGCAAGGGTTGCAATAATATTTCGTGGGGATGACTCACCCTCAAACCACATGTGAAACCCTCCTTAGTTAGAAACCAGCCCGGAAACTCTTATTATAAAGGAGCTGGGAATTGAACCTGAATTCATTATTTTCAGATGAAGCGCCCCTGCTGCATCCTCATCCTCATACGGGAGATCAAGCACATCGTAGAGTATATGACCATTCGATTTATTCTTGTATACAAGAAAGGGGTGATCCGATGTACTGGTTAATATCTCAATATCCATTTTGCTGTTCTCAAATCCTTCCACATAGACATACTTAATCATATATTTGTTTAAGTCTGGCCCGATGGAGAGATCAAGGCTTGCTTCCTGGCCGGGATTGATAACATCCGTCACCTTTTTCATCGTGGTAATACGTCCAAGCCGGGTAAGTAAATCCTCTACTTTTTTCTCCAGTTTTTTGACTTGCCCGGAGACAACAACATCCATGCTCTTCACCTCACTTCATAGTGTAGGCAGATTTTCCTTTTAATCCACGACCTGCCGTACCTGTATTTTCTGTACTTCACCCAGCTCATTACATTCAAAAGTCTTACGGTACTTTAGGCTGCCTTTGGTTACCGTCTCTGTCAGGACAGAGCCCTGTGCATCATATCCATACTCAACCCTCTTCAATAAAACCGGGGCGGACCCGCTCACATCCTCGTAAATCTCCTCAATAACATCTCCCTTGGTGTTCTTAACAAAGGTTACATCAATTTCACCCACGTCCAGATCAAGGGGACGAAGCTGATCAAGAACCAGCAAGTTTATAAGACGATTCAAGATATGACCTCCTAATAATTAATTTTATAAGTCCCGTCTGCATACAGAAGGACACGGAGGGTACTATCTGAGGGGTATTCGTAGTCATATGCTACCCCGTGTGCGGCGGCAACCCACTTGCCCAGCATATTAACCCGGGACACTAAGGTATCTGTGCTGGCCTTATCATTTGCTCCTTCTATCTCAAGGTAGTAACCAAAGCGTACCCTTCCAGCTATCCCTTCTTCAGTAAGAATCAGATCAGCCCAACGTTCTGACGGGACTTTATTAAAATCTGTGGGCAGCATCCCTCTATTTCTGACCTCAGGCAAATTCGTTACATCGATAAGCTGCCAAGTATTATTCTCATACGTTTTCCATGAAGACCCGCCATCCGCTGAAGCGATCACTTTCACAATACCGCCTCCAAATTGCTCAGCCGTTAGTGTGAAGGAATCAATTCCCGCAGTATACCTGTAATAAATGTCTCCTGTTGCCAAAACTAGCTTTGCTGGAGGAATATAGCTGACTTTTAGTTGTTTGGAGGGAGATTCTGTATTGGTCCAATAGTGAAGAACTGGAGTATTTGACGTGAGCGACTTTAAGGAATCATCCGTTAGAAGGGACAGGTCTGTCATACCACTCGTTTCATACATATCTTTGGTGACAGGTGCGGACCCAACAATCTCCCATGCCCCATTGGCATAACTTTTTATATCAGAACCATCCTCAAATAAATAAAGATTTATTGGAGTTATGGAGCTATCAATAAGAAGGACAGGGCGAAAGTTACAGTTAATGTCTGAATAAGAGGTACTCTGTTCATTGTGCATTATAAGAGTTCCTCCTCCCCTTCTGTTCCGAGTAGTGCTAGATACGGAGGTAGTACTTGTCCAGGTATAAAAACCATTTCCTCCGTTAAAGGCATTCCATACACTATTATCCCCTGCTGTAATCGCACCGTTCAGGGTGGAGCCTACGATGTACCTGTCCCACTCATTCTCCTTGTCTGCTGAGGAAGTTCCTCCAGTTATTAGCCGGGTAGTAAAGGCCCAGTTCGTATAATCGGCCTCCAAAAGTTCCATCCTGCCTATAGCAATACCGTAGGTCGGAGATCCGTTATCTGTTATATTGATACGATACTTCGTATAGCTGTTGATGTTTTCGAAAGTAAAGCTTTTTTTCTGCCCTTGGGTCCAAATATGTCCTTGTTTTGTATCGAGTACTACCCATTGATTCCCGTTAAGACCTTCAAAAGTCCAGCTTTTTGCCATTTGGCTAATATGATTTACATCAGGAGAAGCTGCTCTATAACGAGGCATTAGACTATATCCTATAATTCTTCTTGGTTCTGGAAATTCATAGCTAAGCCAGCCAGTTGAAGTACTATAGGAGCTGTTCCATCCAGAGCCATCATTCTCTGGCCCTTTGCTGAAGGTTGTCCATGCATCATAAGAGGTACTGTAAATGGAGCTTGCAGCAGTGGTAAATCCAACGGGGAGGTTGTTGCTTTCCATATAAGAGGTGTTATTGAGAATAGATATGGGTAAACCGCTACTGCTGGCAATGCCAGCAGCATTTAAGGCATCCCAGCTGATATAGGCCTGCAAATTACGATCGGCGATAAGACGCTTCTGTCCATTCTGGTCCTCTACCATAATCCAGTAAAAATCTCCACTGGGCGTTGACGTACTTTCTGATGGGAGGAAAACAGCAGTCTCCACACCCAGTCTCGAAAAGGAACCTACTGCGTTTGGTGCTGCGATGTAGTTACAGCGGATTCGTTTGCCCACAGTAAGATCCTTAACAACAAATACCTCGTCCCGATGTGTCAGTCTGCCGTCGATGTCCACGTCTATCGCGTCTAAAATCAGATAGGAGCCGCTTACTTTGTTAATAATTTGAATAGTGTGATTCGTATCAGCCAGTCCCTGTTTCTCATACAGCAAAGCTTGATATACCGTTTCTGCTGTGCGGAAACTCAATATTCCCACATCTTTGCCGTCAATTATGACTTGCGCCGAATTAGTGGTTACAGTAGCAGCACTGGAAGAATAAGCGATGAGTCTCACTCTTGTACCTTTAAAAGAGAAAGAGTACGAATCGCCTTGGGTATTGGATGCCATATACGTATTATTGTAATTGTTGGCGCCTGACAACTGTGTCCATGTTCCTGTAAGTGAAACCATTGGACAGGGAACATCATACCGTCGCCACCCAATATCCGGCACGGGTATTGTACTTCCCACTGGTGTAACGTAAGCCATTAAATCGCCTTCTGCGTCTACATCAATACAATCAAGAAAAAGTCTTGTTAAGATAGAGCCAGTAAACAAAGCTTTGTCCAATACTGTAATGATTACAGTATGCAGGCCTGGGGATAAGGAAGTACTCTCATAGACAACTGCAGTTCTTATGACTGAGTAGTTAGTCTTAATATCACCTATTGATTGCCCGTCAATTTTCATACTGAATCCACTCGTATCAGTGTTTGCGTAGGCCTTAATCAATAGCTTTGTCCCAGTGAATGAAAATGTAAGCATGTCACCAACAACAGTAGACATCATGGATTTATTATCTGTAAACTCATAATTTGCTTTGGTGCTGCTGTCCTTCGTCCATGACCCAATATATCCGATGGCACTGGCATCGAAAGAAAATCTTCTCCATCCTGCCTGAGGTATCGTTAGTGATTGACCTAAAGTTGCCATTCGTTACACCTCCCTATATCCAAATACGGGGCGAAAACCTAGGAGAGAATGGCTGTAATTCGACAGATTAGACCAGAACCCATGAGCGTCGCCTTTTCTCTGAGTTCTGTGCGCACTGGTGGCGGAGTTACCAACTCCGTTAATAGGGGTGTCTTGACAGAGCGTTGCTATTCCATTGATGTGGAACACATCATCTAAATTTTTTCCTTCTTGGATCTTGTACACAGGGTAGTTGGCTATATATCTATCCCACTCGTTGTTGGCGGGCCATGCACCGAATCCTTGATCGGTTGTTGCTTTATAACCGTCTTTTGTCGCAAAAGCTACTCCACCTGTCAATGAACGTATTGTACCTGCTGCAATCGTACCGGCACCACTCCAAGAATAACCTTGTATATTTTCCCCAGTGTTAAGAAAGTCCCACGAAATGGTATTAGTAATAACTCTGTCGCTTATTAACAGACCTTTATCTACTTTAACCATGTACCAGAACCTGTTCGTAATTGAAGAAACTGCCTGCCCTCCGACTGGGCACTCCACTATTCCCACAGGAACTTTACCGAAAACATACGCTGGACTCTCCCATCGCACCGGTATATAGTCACCAATTTTCATATCACTTACATTTGTTCTTCGCTGACCAGTAGTTGCAGGTTCTGCCACACTACACCACCTCAATCTTCTCTAAAAATTTGTAGCTGCTCTTATCTATAACCGCTTTCCACTCCGTACCCTCCCCGAGTACGCTTCCTGCCATATCTATCTGAAACACAGTATTAAGAGACATTTGTCCATCAAAATTGACCTGCGGATCTGCCGTAAAACTTGAACGATCACCATTATTAAAGCTGTGTTCCGTCCTAACAATGCTCTGATCCCCAGGGATGAACTTCAGAACGTGTGCGGGCTGTAACTTGTAATCCAGTGTTTTGGGTACAGGGATCTCGAGCACATAGGGAGCAGAAGGTGTTGCAGTAATCCCGATCTTGTCGATCTGGCTCACTTTAGGAATTGCACCGCCTGTAAGTTCGTTCATGCGGTCGTTTAAAGAGGCGTAGAGCCCACGGGCGGTAGCAAGCTCCTGCTCAATCCCCTTAACAGCACTCTTATTTGTATCAAGACGGCTAATGACTTCTTGGGGAGCAGCTGAATTTCTAAATATTAATGAGACTGTACTTGGAATATCATAGTTGAACTTAATCGTGGCGCTGTCGATCTCTACATAGTCGGACAGACGGGAAACAAGAACCCCCTCGACATATACTTCAAGTACGTCCGAGCCTGGCTTGTGAACAGGTACCGTGAATACCCGCCGTGTCCCCAGCCGTGTATTGGCGGGCGATTCCACATGGTCGAAAATCGTGCTGCCCGGACTGCTACCGCCTGTTCCCTGCGTTGCATCCAAACGGGCTTTCAAGGTAGGATAGCTGGTCCCCAGCTTGTCCACCCTAGCCTCAATAACCTCCCGAGATGTTTCCGGGCTTTCGCTTCCTCCTTTCTCAATTCGAGTGTTGAGATCAGGGAAGTTGCCACGGGCATCGTCAACCTCCTGAAGATACTTATCAATCTCTTCGTGGGTATGAATCCCCTTGTTTATAAGGTCGTTATGGTCGGTTACACTGCCGACTCCGCTGCCTGTACCGACCCTCTTGAGTCTAAGAGCCAAACCCTTCACCTCCAGGCCTTCAAATCTATATACTAGACAAACATCAATTCATAAAGGATGATGTTATATTTATTCCAAAATAAGCTTGTGTATCTTTACCTGTCAGGTAGTCCATATTGCTTTCCCTTCTTACCCGGATCCAGAAAGTGTACTCCCCACCGGCCTCAATCTGTGAAAATAGCAAACTGTTGACAAAGGGGCCGGGCTGACCTCCCGTATCGTTAGCCACACTCACCAGACGGCTATATTGGTCCGATTCTTTGTAGGACACTAGGGTCAAAGCGACATTCTTCAAAGAACCTGTGAGCAGGGAGTTCCTAATAATCATTTTTATATCCAAGTATGCTTGAGTGTTTATTAGTCCCAGGAAGGCTTCGGAATTTGCATACAAGCTCCGCTCCTGGTTATCGCTGTCAATGAAATAGAGGTCTGCAGACGGTTCAAAAGCATACTCATCTCCCCCCCATAGGGTTAGGAAATCTGAAGATTCGTACACTGAGCCATCCGGAAATTCCACCATGAATTTCCCTTCAAAAGGCAGGGGGAGAGACGAGATATTCAGCTTTATTCCGGTCATCCCTGTTCGGCAGTGATTGCTCGCTACAACCTGGTTATTCCGGTCCCTCAGCGCCACACGGGTTCCCGGGACCAATTTTGTTAGCAGGATTCCGAGGTCTCTATACACTCGAACCTGCTGTACATCAAGAGGCTGCCCGGAAGCCCCTCCTAAGAACAAACCAATTTTAGGACTGGAGGCAGCGAATCCCGTTATTCCCTGGATACTCCATGAAACACCATCATCCGACCAGTAGATCGAATAGGTGTTGCTGTCCCGTACCAACCGAAGCCAAGGATAAGATTTTATTACGCCTTCGGTAGCGTCGAAATACTCCTCTGCAGCCAGATACTCCGCTTCGTTTGAATATACAATGAGCCCCCCTGTATCTCCTGTAGTCAGGGGGTTATAACTATTTTGAATATCCATGACAAAATTCTTCGTCTCGGTTAGAGGGTTAAAAAAAAGACGGGATGCCGCGTCCCCATGCTCAATGCGAAGCCCTCCACCTTTTAAGAAAGTAATGTCAGAAGTATCCCCCGACATTTCCCACCGGTCATCGATTTCAGGAGCGGTAAAACGGTCATAGTAAATCAGTCCACTCTTTTTGAGCGAAACAATACTCACACAAAGCCCCCCATTACGTGAACAGCCATATTTTCTTTCCAATCGTGCAGGCTTTTGGCCGGTCACGCCACATTTTAAGCAAGCATTTGATTAATTCCTCAACACACTTGTCACCGCCGCCCTTATCGCAATACGGTGTAACACGTACCCTATCACATACCCAGTTCGTCAGCTCCAGGAGATCAATGTCGCAGTAATCCCAGCTGTAGCCGTTTCCGAGTTCCGTGAATACCCACTTAAACTCATGAGCCCCTTTTGGAACCGGGTAAGAAACATCATAGAAGCCGCCTGGTGAGGTGTACGTGTCGAACAAAACATCATCTACGAAAAACTCAAGTTTTCCTTGGAATGGATCGGGAATCAAAGCCCAAATTTCAAAAGCTTTGAAATCGACGAGTTTGAAGGTTGTAAGATATTGTTTTCCGGTTACCGCACTAATTTGACCACCCTGTTCCGTTTCGACCTCAACTCTGTACTTAGAATAGGGTGAAAAGGGTAGTTTACTAACATCGAACGAATGTAGTCCTTCCCCCATAAAATCCTGGCTGTATACCAAGGTACCTGCATCATTGTAAACTTTGATATGCATCTTACTCGTGTAGCAGCCGCCCATCCAAATGGGCTTGTGGTTGGTCGCTTGGAAAGACGAAATTTGAGCATATGACGGTTCAATAATACTTTTGTCCTTTAGTTTGAAATTTCCTTTATATAGAGAAGCCCTGTCACCGCTGCACCCTGCCAAAAAGGTCATAGTAATCTCATATTCTTGCGTGGTTGTGGTATTATTCATCAGGTTGATCTTAACCGGTTGCTGACCCGGTGTACTGTAGATATTATGTGATAGCAGACTCCCACCTCTGGTAACTCTTACATCAAGCCCCGTACCAGGACAAATTGGCTTATTGGACTCATATAACTTAATGACGTCAACCCAGCAGGAAGAGTCGGCTTTAGGGAGAGAATGAGTCGAAGGAGGCGTAGGCGGGGGGTACGGACTGCTGCCAGGCAGGTAGTACTTACCGTTACGGTCATGGCAGTAATCGTCCCAAGTTTCTAAAAAGCGACCGTTCTTAAGCTGCATCGTCCCTCCATTATCATATAGCCCTCCTTTTGTTCCTTTCCCCTGGAGTAGGGTATAGCGAACTTGGTAGGCGTGCCCTGGCTGCATGTTCATTTTGTCAAAGGAGACTGCTACGCTCCGGCTTTTCGCTCCATTTGTTCCATAAGTATGGGAATCAATGATGGACCAATCTGATACGTCGATTAGATCGACTTTCACCTCTGTGTCATCCCAGGTGTTGTAGATAACTGTAGGGGCTGTAGTGACATTAACACGTACATTTTTAAATGCCGCATAATAGTATCTTTCCTTAGCATCAACGTCGTAATCATGAACGGCATCATACAATTTAAAATAGATGTAGTATTTGCCCGGGGAAACTTTAATCTTTCTAGAGCAATCCTTCGCCTGACTCCAGTTGTTTATGCTTTCGGGAAAACGCTCTGTCCCCACATTTTCAGCAATATGGAAATTAATTTCAATTCCCTCGTCAAATCCTCCTACTTCAGGGACAATGTAAGCAGAGAACTCCCCCCGGTGATCTGTATTGAGGCCAGACATATTCCGCCCATTTTTATCATCATCAATTTTTATGCCAGTAGGATCGACCAGGTAGGTAAGATATTTAAAGTCCAATTCTATCGTCCCATGTGTATAGAATGATTCAGAAGCCCAGCCAGCAACATTAAGAAAATCCATCTGCTTTAGGGTAATGTAGTAATATTCTTTGCTCTCATCTAAAATTCCATTTATCGGCGAGAGTTTAACTGTAACCGGTTTTTTCTGACTTGCTTGGGGGATTGCAGTACCCGCCATAATAGTAAGGGACTCATCGAATTTAACTTCAGCAAAGTTATTGAAGGAGATATTTCGTGTAATAGTTCCCCCGTTGGTCCCCGAGGCCTGTGAAAAAGCCCCCGGATTAAAGTTTGTACCTCCACTTCTCAGCCGAGTGTGGCGGTCTGTCAACAAAGTCCAATCGCTCTGGCTGTAACCTACTGGCTGGCTAAAGACTCCCGCGGGATAGCGTACCTCTCCGCTATCCACCTCTCCTCCTCCAGTATTTGGGTCGGTATACACTGTCCCCCCCAAATCTTTATATATCCATTTGTAGATATGATCTCCTGCACTAACAGGAACCCTGACTTTGGTTCCTTTACTACTGCTATCGGAATGAGAGTCAGCCCAAACTGTAGCGCCATCAATGACTAAGATGAGGTTTTCCTTAGGTCCAAACATCCCTCCGTATTCAAACTCAACAAATCCGTCATTTGAAAGAGGGACACCGGATAAAGTGATGGTATTCTCGGTACCGTCCTTACCCTCAACCTTGTATACGCCATCCCCCTGAGGTGGACTCAGGATGTCCTGCCACTCCCAATTCGGAGTCATTGTAATGTGTGAATCGTAGCTGCCATCTGTCTTATTAAACAACTCTTTAAAGACCTCACTGCTTGCGCTTGCATTTACCGGAGCAGAAAGCCGAAGCAACTCTTCCACATAAAAGGAAGCACCCGGGTTAAGCTTGACCATATAGCTAATGCGGCTTCCATTTTGATCTGTAGATGCTCCTGCATTACTCATCTCCCAATCTCTAACTATCGTAAACCCGCTCCTGAAAGGGCCTGTGGTAGTAAAAGGATCGCCCTTTGTTGCCGATCCATAGCTATAGTCCCGCCCGATGATAGATGTGATGCCTTCCTCGGTGTACTCATCTGTTAATCTGAAGGAAACTATATGCGATCCGGGCTTTAGGGGAATAAGAATGTTATTCCCAGAGTTGATGTTCCCGGATTCAAAAACAATCTCGCCATCAACTAGCGCCTCCAATCGCTCCGAAGGACGCAGGGAGTGGTCAAAACTAAACTCAAACCAACCATCGTCCTCCAAATACACATTCGTCTGTATCTGCCCGCTGCCTTCTGTAGGGTTATCAATGCGATAGCTGCCATCAAGAGCTTGCCAATGAAGATTCCCCGTCTGATTCCATCCTGTACCTCCCAAAGTCTGTACTAGACTGTCCTCATAATGGTCTATCTCCAAAGGAGGACAGAACATTTCCACTGCTCCTATAGTATTTACAGTACATTTATCACCAACAATTAATGAGTAGATAATTTTAGCCTGGTTAGTCTGGGTGGAGGAGCTTGTTCCATCAAGCACCCACTCGTCACCGTGCTCAGCTTGAACTGAGCTTCCATGTTTCCCTTGGGACATCTGTATACGATCCTGTAAGTTGTCCGAAAACATCCCGAAGCTCTCACTCTCCAGCCCAGGCTGCCCGGAGTTCATAAGGTACGTAAAACGGACAACACCGTCACATTCATTATCGAGATGATAGCGTAGAGTTCGAGCTCGTTGTTCATCTATGACTACACCATTAAAATGAGTTCTTACGACACTGCTCTTGGAGTTTGTGATCCAGTCAAATCCGGGTATGCCGTAAGCATCTGAATCAAGGGTATCGAAGTCTGGCGGAGTCTCCCCGCCTAGGCTGCGAATGACCTCAATACATTTGACATCTTTAATATAGACAGCATTTTGCCCGAAATTTTCACCCACTTGACTTCGTACTAACCAGTCGAACTTATACGTTTGTCCAGGAGCCACATTAAATTTCACTTCCTGCCACCCGGTCCCGGCAGACCATTCCCCACCCACCTGGTTGTTATTGATGAAAAAATTCAGACCGTTCCCATTGGCTGCACTTGCCCAGTACTTAAAAGAAATATAACCCATGCGCTTCCAGCGCCAGTTGAACGTGATCTTAGAGGAGTTGCCCGGCAGCAATTTTGCCAGAGACAATTTCATAATATTTTCATTGCCTGTCATTTCATTAGCACCAACAGCGTGAATAATCTCCCATTCCTGATCTTCCACGGAAGAAACATATCGAAAAAGGCCATGAAAGTCATCGGACTTAGGAAGATCTGTCATGTCAAATAGTGTCCGCTCTACATCCTTGCCATCAAAGTGGTTTAAATAATCCGCCTTGAAGGGGAAGTAAAACGGGGCCGGGCATGTAGGGAGACTCACATTGTGGGCAAGCTCAGGGTCCTGCGCTTCCTCTAATATGTGCCTTATGCAGTCTTTAATTAACAATAAAGCCCGCTGGTAGTCACTCCGGTTGGGGTCAACCTGCTGCTTCACCCACCACGCAAGCCGTCTATACATATTCCAAAGGGCCTCCCGGCAGCGGACAGTGGAATACCAGGACTTATCTCTTAAGTATTGTTCGATAATCTGATCTATGACAGATTCCAGAGAATCCAGATTTACTGTCTGCCAGCGCCCAATTTTGCCTTTGCCTTCATCACCGAGAGCTGGATTGGTATACCCTGGCTCCCGTTGGTCCACTCTGGGTCTGTTAGGGCTGGCTGGATGATCCGGATGGTTCGGGTCTGTCTCGTCATTCACGAGAGTCGCCCGCATACGGCCGAACACAACTTCACCTTGTGCTTTTGTAAAGATACCAAACGTTGATTTCAAAGTTTCCACCTCTAATCTGTAAAGTCATACTGAAGACGCCCATTAACAAGGAGTTTAATGCGATTACTTATAACCGACACCTGCAGTTGGTACCATTTCCCTTGTACCCAGCTGAAAGCGTTCATCGGGGAACCCAGCATTTCGGTCTTGCCTCCCCGAATCCTGAAGAGCTGCATCGAACGCAACATGCCCAGCGTACCGCCCGAATCGCCTCCGTGAATCATGAACATGTAATAGTTCTGCGGGTCTGTGTACCGAAATAAAATGCCTGCCCCATCGTCGCCCGTGGCCTCATTGACTTTGAAGCTCACCTCGAACACATAATCTCCGTGCTTGAAGTCGTTGCGGTAGAATCCAGTGACTCCTGGGTTTCCGTTAACACAATAGAACTCTCCAAGGTCCTTATCCCTGCGCCAGTTCTCCTGGTGCTCATTATCCATCCGTATCCAGTCATCTTGACCAAGCATGAGCTGGTCTCTTTCCTCAGTCCAAGGGTAGTAATCGTTGAACGGATTATGCGGGTCGTAGTCTTCAGGTACTCCGAAGCCCCCCTCCCAATCTTCCGGGTTCATCCCGTCTTCGATAATATCGTCTCTATAATCAAAGCTCAGACCTTGGCCCATTTCAGTGATCCGGTCCAAAAATGCTTTCTTAATTTGTTCCGTGGCATTCAGGGGCTCATCCATAAGAGCGTCATGCCCGCGCTTCTTGGCTGCAATGTAGTCAAGCATTATGGACTCAGCAAGTTCTTTATCTGCTAGAATTCCCTCGATAATTTGAACCGCATCCGGGAGTTTTGATCCAATGAAATCAAGATGAAGATAGGTTGGCTGTGGTTCTGGCTGCCCCGATACGCCGTTCTCATCGAGCTCTCCCTCTCTGTTCATTTCTCTGTTCCCTAAGACGTCATCCTCTTCCGTGAAATCTGCATAACTTGGCTGCCGGTCACCTGTCAGTTCAGGACTGCTTACGGCAGCCTCACGCCCCAATCCTTTATACGCCAGGATACTCTCCATAAGCAGCGCAGCTTTATTCGGATCTGTAGCAAACATACCTTCTGAGATAATAGCCTGCTCCAGGGCAAGCTTAGCATAATTGGACCACTCTACTTCCGGAATGAAACCGTCCCGGACACCAGCTTCCCCAAGAAAATATACGTCCGCGATGTGCCCCGCACGGGAACCTCCTGTACCGAAAACAAATTCCGTGGAAAGCTCAGCAATTCGCTTCTTAACCAAAGCCTCGTAATCCCCGTCAGCAACTAAGGAGGCTCTCCCCTCTCTCTCCGCTAAAGGATTGTCGATCATCTCAACGCCTCTGACAGGGGGTTCAGCTTCTGTTCCCATACCCATTGCTGCCGGTCGCTCCGGCTCTTGGGCCTGTATACTTCCACTGCTGATCTCAGCTGAGTGGTTGGTCGGTTTAGTTGCCTCGGTACTTTCAGGTATAAAAGATTCGTCTGGCTCAAAATATCCCAGGGGGTTCTCAATTTGGAGAACCGATGGACGGAATACATCATCTGCCAGAATATCCTTGCCAGCATAAGACGGCTTCGGTTCTTCAAAAGCAGACATACTCTCAGAGATTACTGACGGTCTTCCCTCTTCGATACCTGTCAGTCCCTCAGGGAGAATAGAGGGCTTTGCTTCCTGCTCAGCCAGCTTGTCGGATAAAATAACGGAAGGTTTTGCTTCTTCATAGGCCACCGGCTCCTCTGTGAACACGGAACTTTCGCTAAGGGTGTCCCTACTGGATTCCCAGCCAAATATCAACAGAGATGGCTTGGACTCCTGAAACCCCACGATACCGCTCTCAATCAGCGACTCCAGACGCGCTTTTGCGCCTACGATAAACTCTTCAATGAACCCTCCAAGTGCCTGTTTTTCGGCCAGGATATCGAATATCTCAATAAGAGAAGGTGTCAAATTATCCCGAATCCCTACGAGAACATCATCCATCAGCTCAGCAGGGAACTCTTTATTAGCGTAGATAACTTCGAGTATATAGGCAGGCATCTCACGGATAATGTGTGCCACAACCATTTCCTCGATCAGAAGAGCTTCCAATCCATTATTCCCTCTAACTGCGGCAAAGATCTCTTTCGTTAAGCCCTCCCGAGATTTTTTGACCTCAGCGGTAAGAGCCTCGTCCATAAGCCCCCGCAGTTCAATAAGCTGCTTTGTGCCCAGCCAATCCTCCCCTATGGATGACTCTAAAGGAAGGTGCCCTTGGCTGAGCAGCATCTCCTCCTCAGACAGAGCAAACCGCGAGAGAACGGTTCCGCCGATTAATTCATCAATCACAGAATCCTTCGGCCTCATATCCGATTCAACAGAGCTGTCCAAATAAGCCCGCTGCTTGCTCTCTCTCTGTGCCTGCTTGATGTAATCCAGGTACATCTCTTTGGCTTCCATACGTGCCGCTTGCGAGTTCCAAGAAATGAAAGTCTGCTTAGGGGTGCGGGAACTGCCTTCCACAACATTACGAGGCACATATATCATCTTCTCTTTGGATCGGCATCCCTCTAAGCTATCCCTGCCAATAAACAAATCACGTTTTCCTTTAACTCCACCGTCCATTAGAGAGCGGACCACCCAAGCATCTGTCTCAACATCCCGGATAGACAGATCGAAGTATCGTTCAATATAGCTGTCTACCTCATGTTCACGGCGACCCCAGAGAACTTCCCGCAGAATGCTATTCTCCAATGACTTGGGCATAAATTTATGAATAATCCGTTCGCCCTTCAACTCATTTTTGACGATCCAAAGGTGTTTTTCTCTGGCAACTACTCTTTGAGCATTGATGTTAGCCTTTATAAGGTCTGATGCCACAGCCTTTTGGCGTAACCCTAGACTCTGCTGACCAATAACGGTTGTCTGGCTGCCTTTTCTCCCCGCCTTGTAAATATCGCTTAAATGTGTGCCCCACTCCAAGTCACGGATTGCCTGCAGCATAGCTATAAGGTGTGAAGGATACTGTCTCGCCTTCAGCTTGGCCCGGGTAATACTTCTGTCGATGAACAGCAATTGCGCGGATAGCTTTTTCGCCCCAATGATCGTTTGTAATACAGCGTTGTGGTCGTCGTTCCGTGTACCTTCCAATTGTGCTCCCAGCAGAGCAGGTGCACTGATTTTTCGTCCACCAAGGGTATTACCGGAGTTGATCCAGGCCCTGGCCATGCTATTTCGGGAAGCCAAGAAACCTCGCCCTATGGAACTGCGCAAGTATCTCTCGGGAGTTTGTCCCCATACATATTCCTGGATAACAGATGTTTGATGTCTATTCATCATTCGGTTTGCTAGAATTGAAGTCCACGGAATTACTGCCTCTTCTGTGCTTATGCGGGACGCAAATAAGGGTTCCTTAGGATTTAGTATGTTGACGATACGCTCCCGATGGCCATGAGTACCTCCACCGACTACGGCATCTGCACTAGAAATACGGTGCCCGTCTCCACCCTTTTGAATAGAGAGATCCGAAGTCACAATACGCTGCGCGGAATCCGCCACGTCAATGAATAGTTGCTGTTCCTTCATTCGATATGCCAAATCGTTAAGTCGCAGATTATTCAAGTTTCGCGCCACATTCTTAGTGATGTGTACTTCGCGGAATACCCGCGTCGGCTGATTGATTGTACGGAACGAGCCATCGATGTCTACATTCCGATACTGTCCTTGCTTATCAACTCTAATCGTTCCCTTTTCTTCTTTCATTTCCAATCCATATAACTCAGGACGGATCGCTAACGGCACCAGATCAGCGCTGACCCCAAAGGCTACCGAACGGGTTGCATCGCGTACGCTCTCATCGACCTGTCCGTCTAAATAGTGGGGACGAACAGCATCATGTAATGCAGTCTGGGTTCCGACTCTACCCAGATTCACTGCAGCTATTTCTTCACCTAATGCCGATGACCGTTTGGGTTCATCTGCCAAGAGGATAATCCCTGCTTCAGCAGACAGCTCCTGCTGCACAGCCTGAATAAGAGCATTGTTCAGTTCAGCAGGCAGTTCCTTCATAGATGCAACTAGGTACTCTAGCATGACAACACTGGGGTACTTGGAGTACGGAATATATACCAGGTGGTAGCTTCTTGACACCGGAGCAAGCATGGCAACCTTTAGGAAATACCCTGTACTGGATACGTGGAAATCTACAAGTTTGAAGTTATACTGGCTACTTGCCTTCAATGGGCACACCTCCACCTATGAAAAAAGGGACTTCGCGGAATACCGAAGTCCCCAGGTCTTTATACGACTCGGAAATATGATTGTTTAGTACCGTACTTCTTTGAGAATCGCAATGCCCATTTTTACGTTAGCCGAACGATTCATGAAGTTCTGTTCAGTATTATGGTCAAAATAGCGGTACACTTCCTGTTTCCAGGCTTTACCTTCCGTTTTTTCTGGGATATCCACAATAAGTTCATCCAAATGGAGAATGTTGTTTTTCGATACTGCAATACAGGAATCAAGCTGGCCGCGATATCCATCGTAAGCATGGACAACGTAAATCGGAGAAAGGTGGTATTTACGAGTCCATGAGCTGGCATTAAACCCTTGCGGCTCCAGAAGCAGCCCTGTGTCACCGATTTGGGTGTCGACAAAAGCTTTTCCTGTAGTAGGAGCCTGTGTAATAAAGGCCGGATAGTGTTTTTGGAATTTTATTCCAGATTTTGTTTGGAACATTTGAAGTGTATTGTTACCGAATGAGGTATATTGACCAAAGTCAAATCCAGCCATTGGGGTCGTTGGTTCAACTTTTACCGCTCCTGCTGTAACCATAATATTTCCGCTTACATCGTCTTGGTTGTATTGGAACGGTTTGAGAGCACCAACATATAGAAACGACTTTCGGTAATCGTCAAAGTGAACCGCCGGATCACCAACAACGACAAGCGCTAAGCGATTGTTCATCACGTTCATATATAGGTATACAGGCTTTGTAATCGTACGGTCGGTTGGTTTTCCGCCTACCAAGAAGGCTTCATTGGCCCATTCAAAATTAATAGGATGACCTTCATTAGCATAGCTGTTCTTCGTTTCGTTCCAGCCCTCCTTCACCTGAACCGTCAAGGAACTGTGTTCGCTTGCTGTGGTGAATCCTTGGTGAGTAAAGACAACGTGAAACTTTTTCGTGGTTGCTCCAATCTTACTCGTGCCTTCCAGGGTGAGCTCTTTAATTTTTCCAGAGGCGGTATCAACCACTTCTTTGGCCACAACCCAGGTATTGGCTGTAGGGGTTTCTCCTGCTGTGGCATTGTGGGGATAGTTGGTAATTGCCGTGATTTCTGTTTTAAGGGTATCCAGAAGCTCCTGAGATGTAGTGATTTTTTCAATGTACGCAAAATTTGCCATTGGGAATGGTTCCTCCTTGGTAATGGGGATTCTGTTACGGGGAATAGGGAGATGGACAGCCAGTTCCTATCTGATTTCTTTTAAAAGGGCTACAGAACACTCGTCAGGATTCGCAGAGGACTTAAGGAAATTCACATCGGACTTCACGCTAAAGAACTTGTAGACTTCAGTCCATGTCCCTTTAGAATGATCTTCCGGGTCCTTCCACTCCTCGGTATCTACAACAAGCTCATCCATATTAATCAGATTATGATCGTTGATAGCTACTACACCTTCGAGATAACCCCGGTACCCTTCGTACTGATGAACCAGATAGATGGGGCTGGCGTGATATCTGTCCGTCCAAGCTGAAGCTTGGAAGCCGCTCTTCTCTATAATTAGAGTAGACAGTTCTGGTGGAATAGTACCAACACCGCTATAGTTCGGAAGTTGCGTAATAAATGCGGGATAGTAAGCCTGGAATAAGACACTGGATCGCGTGCGGAGCATTGAAACAGAGGTCATGCCATTGGAGGTATACCGTCCATATCCTGCGTAGATCGTATTTTTATCGGGTTTGATATTCTCGGGGAGGAAGCCTGTTCGGTCTGCTGTCAGTTGGCCCATACCTACGGTAATGCCGAAATTGCCTGTATGATCGTAATCTGCGAAGGGGGTGATCTTGCCAAGATAACCAAAAGTCCGGTAATAAGCATCCATATCAGGGGCGGGGTCCCCTTCCAACACAAAGGACACTCTATTATTATTAATAGACAGCCAGTAACCGACCCAGTAGTCAGCACGCCTCTTTTTGTTGGCAAGCCAGGTAACCGTTGAATCCGCACCATAGAAGAAGTGAGCCGGAGGGCTGACTACTGGAATATTCCCGTCCATTACCCAGGACACCGTAGGAGGCTGAAACCTGGACTTATTCATCGGGTCTGTCTGAAGCAAATACTGCTTCTCCGCTTCCTTTTGATTAATTATTGTGGGAGTGCCGCCCACTTTCACTGTACTTATGTCGCAAGCCTTGATATAGGTTGATTCAGACTCACCACCCGCAGGCACCCCACTAAACCCCTCGCCTTGAGATACGTTGAAGTAATTATACTGGCCCACTGGAGCTTGCAGCATGATATAGAAGGTCGCAGGGGATACGCCAGCAGGAACATCCGGTACTGATTTTAGTACCACCACATCATCGGCAGTATTTGTGACATCTGCTGTGTAGAAGGTTTCAGTAAAGGTGTACGGAGCCCCCGCGCCCATTGTTGTGTTTGCCCAGTAAGTGTTTGAGCTGTTTGTATATGAACTGTAATACACATTGACTGTTCCATTTTTCAGGAGATAGGTCCAATCATCCGGCATTTTACAAACAAGCTGAAACTCATTCCACTCGGAATCAGATACAGGATCGCCTCCCAATAAGGGCAGCTTTTTTTGCGTGACAATCCACGCCTGCTTCTCATGAATTTTGTTTTCAGGGTCATCCACTAATACTGCAAGTGCATTAGGCACAAGAATAGTATTCCCATCCACCGTAAAAGTGTTTACTTGAAACTTTCTTCCTGTCTTTACGTTTGCTGTGCTGTTTTGAACAGTCTCGTATACAAATCCATTGTCATCTACCAGTTGAACGGGGGTCCCTGAGTTGGTTATGGTTAAGCCAAGGTTGTTTTTTAGTTTAATGACCGGATATTGTTTTCCGTTTGTATGTCTATATACTCCAGCCACTCCGTCTCTGGAGTTCTTCTTGTAGGTCACCCACTTCGTAGACTTGGACTCCAGCACCTTTTCCCAGCGATTGTTCACGTTGAATGGCAATTTCGCTCCAACAATCTCATCTGCTAAGGCGAAGATAATATCTTTGGCCTGAGCTTCTCCCTCAACCCAAGCAACTCTATTACTTGGCATCTTACACACCCCTCCTTATTTACGCAAAAACTTCACGTTGTACCATACTTGCTTCGCGGAGCCGCTGAGATTGTGGTACTCGAACTTGATCTCGGCGTTGTCCGGGAGTGGATAGACGATCCCGAAGGAGTTGCCCATGGATACACTTTCCGGCAGTTCCTTGGTATAAACCGTCTCGCATATCTTATCTCCGTTGACAGTTAGCTCCCAGAAATCTCCGATGCAATATTCGCTAGCCGCAAAGGCCACGGACAGAAACTCTGTTGCATAAGGAAGACTGTACGTATCCTCATAGATCTTCGCCACACCCGTCACATCAATCATTCTCCCGCGTACAAAGGGCCGGGTGAATTTACTAAAGTGCGGATAAGGCAGCTCGCGGACTTTATCAATCGTGCCTCCTGCCGGGTGTGTGATTTGAAAAGACATTCTGCTTCACCCCCTCCTATATACGCGTTAAGGTTGTCCCTTTTAAGTGTCCGCTTTCCTCATCATAGTTTAGACCGATAATTAAATTCTCTAGCGTTGCCCCCGCCGGATTCTTGCGGACCACGTTCACTGCTCCCAGCCGCCAGACCGTGTAGTATTCCCAGTCTGCATGCTCCGAGTCCACGTTAACAGGAACCCCGGCCATATCATCACCGCACCCAAACGTCATATAAATATCAGTAACATACCCTGATTCATAGAGCATGTGAGCCCCGGTAACCTTCTCTGCATCAAGAGGATGTTCTCTGAGCAGCAGGACAGAAGGAGTGCCTGCAAATGGATCGGCAGCCGTTGTATTCGTAGCAGCCTTCTTTGTCTCCGCCTTAATCAGATCCATAATGGGGTAAATTAAATAGTCATTGGCTACACCGGCCATTAGAGAATAGCCCCCTCTCCGCTCGACCAGGTGAGGTCGATGATTTGCAAATAACCATTCTCGACGGAGAACGATGACCTGATCCCTTTAATAGTGTAGACACTTCTTGTCGTTGTATTGCGGTCGGAGATGTATACTCTATCCATTACTTCCAGCGCAGGATTTCCCGGAACAGAGATTTGGAGGGTGCGGCATATACACTTATTGTCAAAGAAAAATCTTTCGGCAATCTTACGCTTCTCCGCCTCACTTTTGGCATACGGAACATTAAGGACCGCAGTCCGGACCTCGCCCTTGAGTTCCAGCAGGATCTCCGTGTCTACAAAGTGCATATATTTCCCTTCATCATCAAACACAGCAAGATGGCTGCGGCCCCGGCTCCAGTCGGTAGACTTCTCCAGCGAGACCAGGTTGTCATATTCAGTAAACTGCCCGGCGATGGGTTTGTTCATATTAATCATTTCCAGGCGATATGTCCCGTAACGGTCACAGTAAGAACGGTAGTTGGTATCCTTGGTAATTTCCGAAATGGCATCCCCAGCTTTACTCTCGAAGGCCTCGAACTCCTTGCCATACTCCTCTATATAAGGGTTAAGCCAGCCATTCGGTGTCAAGACAGCATTAATGTCCACCTCTTCAAACTCGCCTTCCTTATTCGGGACAGCACGAATAACTTTACCAGAAGCTTGGCTAGTACTGATGAAATACGATTCCTCAATCACATAGTCAGGATAGTGGATATCGTTTGGAGCTTGACGCCAGCCGGTCATTCCAGCAGAAACAATCAGATCTGTCACGACTGCGGATTTCAGCCATGCGGCCTTTAGATCATCTGGTCCCGTACCTGTTGCTGCAGTTGTGGAAGACGTAGTCTGCGGATATGCCGGTACATCAGCAAAGGGTGAAGGGTCCGCCACATAACTCTGATAGATATTCCATACCGGATTTGGCCAGTTCGTGTCTTTAGACCATTGATAACTTCCCTTGTCTCCTCCCCGCCAGAAGTATTTCACGTCTTCGAGCGAGTTGATCCGCCAGCTCCGGCTTTTTAACGCCTCTGCGTAGCGTTTGGCTCCAAAATACAGTTGCTTGTTAATCCCCGCATATTCCGGTTGTTTGGCTGAGCCACTGGGCACACCATATCCCAGGATATAGCCTCCACTGGACTCCCGGCCCGCTCCTGTCGTACCCATATTCGTTTCATGCTTTGCAATAGCCAGCAAGAAGAGGTAATCTACAGCAGTTCCCTTGAAGTTGGGGTGTTTGGCATTGTACTTAGCCCTCGCTACAATTTCTTCAAAGCGGGAACCACTGTATCCGTCGGTCACACTGCCTGCGTCCGTTACTTTCGTTTCCGTTCTTTTAGTGTCCAGCACACTCACCTTGGGATAGGCTTTATCCTCCAGCAGCACATGATTCAGTACTTTTTTATACATATCCCTGCATGTAATGGTCAGTTGATGGTCTTCTGCCACGCCATCCACTTTGTCAATAAGCCCTGTAAAGACACGAATAAAATTCTGACCATACCCGTAATAAATACGCACTGGCGTATTCTCGGAAAGAACGCCTACATGATAACCATTAATATAGTAGCTCCAAGGGGACTCCTGATACATTTCAGGGAAATAGAAAGGGTTATAGTCGGGGGAATAGTATCCATCGGGGTTCGAAATGACAATTCGGGCTTCATGCGACTCCATCTCAAGCTGATCATCTATATCAACCGAAATAATATTGTCCAGAACCAGCGTATCCATATACACGAACTGGCCCACCTGCAAGGAGTTCTCTTTCTTCACTTCATTGAATACAATAGACTCGATTTCAGCGGTCTCATAGTATCCGTTTTTCTGCGCAGGATCCGCAGCGGACAGCTTATCCGTGTTCACCCCGCCATTCACTTCATTAATCCTTATATCATTCAGGCCCAGCTTGCAGCTGACCCCGCCATACCATAGAACCTCGACCTTGATGGTGTATGTTCCGGCAGGAAAGGGGACATCTTCAACAGATTCTATAGAACTCCCGGCATCGAATCTCTTAACCTTCACCTGCAGCTGTGTATTGAAATAAATATTGAGCTCCAGACCTTCCGTCACATTGCTGAAATACCCGACTTTTAGAAGGCAATCCTTCGCCGATTCAAACTCGATGTCGAACGAGCATGAACGCGGTGCATTCACCTTCTTGGCTACAAAGTCGTAAACCAAGTAACTGTCATAACTTGGCCTTTGCATATACTGTATAGAACTTAGGTTAACCGCATCGGGGCTTATATTTTTGATCCCCAGGACATTAATCCATTGTTTATCCTTAAATTGCTGATTGAACACCTGCGCCCCTACGGTTCCTTTAATCGTTGCTCCGTTGGTAAGACCTCCACCTGTATTCGTCGAAGAAGTGAACATTTTGGAGGTGCCTTCCAGGTACGGCTGCGGATTCTTAGGATCATTATTTACTCTGATTTCAAAATGGAGATGAGCCCCCTTGCCTTTCGACCGGTCAGAGCTGGGGTCGTCATAATTCCCCTGAACATCCTTTCCTCCAGACATCACATGTCCCGTATTCCCGGTAAGCGCAATCGTATCGCCCTGCTGGACTACGCTGCCTACCTGGACAAGGATCTGACTAAGGTGGGCGTACCGGGTCATTACGCCATTGTCATGCTGCACATCAATATAATAGCCATATCCGGTATAGGGTTTGTTATGACTCGTTGCTGACACACGTCCAGACCATACTGCGACAACCGTCTCTCCCACGGATGCGCCTATATCAATACCGGTATGCATTTTCCCATTTCTCATGCCGAATTTACTGGTGATGTCGTCCGGGGAGAAAGACCCCCGGGATGGAACTGGCGGCACGATAGCCTGATAGTTCACTAGCGTTTGTCCCGCTGACCCCTCTTCAATGAATGTCTGCTGAAGACTCACTTCTTTTGACGCCTCTCCGGTCACAAAGGAAATCTCTTCTGTTCGTCCAGGAATAAAGGCCATGCGGTCTACTTCAACCCGGCACACGGGTTTCGCATATTCTCCGAGCTTTAAACGATCAGCCAGAAGCTTTTGCATTTCTTCGGTCACATACTGCATCCTTATCCCCCTTACTCATTTAAAATGTTCAATACACCATTTTCTGAACCGGTTAAGAAATGTTACAGCCTGGGCCCGGTTTAAGAGTGTGGATGGCAGAAAGTAGGGCTTCTTCTGTCCTTCGGCAACCGCATCCATCGGTGTGTACATGTTATCCACTACAGGGTTTCCATTCATAAACCGGGAGAGCTCATAGCCTTCAATTAAATACCGGCCATCCTGAAAGGTTTCACCTTCCATAGAAAGCACCGGCTCCGCCCACCAGGACCCATCCGGTACCCGTCCATCTACGGTGATCGTCTCTTTAGTTTCATTGTTATATAGTGCGGTAAGTGTACCCACATCCAGAAATCTAGTAGATACCTTTTTTTCGTAGTAAAAATATAAAGTAGTGCCTGCTGGCTGCGGGTTCACAAAAGTAATGGTATGGTTGTCCGTCTCTTGATAGTTCACATCTTTAGTGAGCAGTACACCATTACGTTTGACCTTCAGCAGACCCTGACCTGCCGGGTACGTGCCATTCAACCGGAAGCGCCGCTGCCCCTCCTCGGCATACATATATTGATCCAGCTTGGCGGTTGGGGCATCAATATCACTAAATCGGCTATACAGCGTCTTGCGCACTCTATCGATTAAGGTGAAGGCCTCTCCCCGGGTGATGTATGCGTTGGGGAAAAAACGGTCATTACGCCAAGTCATTCCGGCTGTCGCCTTGAACTCTCCGCCCTTCAGCTGGTAGTACCCGTCTTTAAAAACAATATAGTTAAATTTGCAGGTCACACCATTTAGATTATAGGGGAGATAGATACAGGCATTGGGGGCGGGGGATACCATATAGGAATCCGTTTTGTTCCCAAGATATTTAGCGACAAGCGCGCTGGGTACACTTACTCCCCACAGCTCTTCGTCAATTACAATTCGCTTCAAGGGTCGGCCGAACGCATAACAATATTCCTGATAGCTTCTGTTGAACGGATCCCAGACGTAATCATCCCCATTATCCAGCACATGCTTCGGATGCCCGAATCCTGACCAGCTTGTCGGGTCCTGCGGACGGCCAAAACGGTCTGTAAGAACTTTCCCCTGGCTGACAAATGACACGATAGACCCTTTGCGCGGGGCACTATAGAATTCAATCAGAGTCGATGTTGCCGAAGGATTGCTTACCTTCTTATATACGGTCTGCACACCATCTACATATACAAATAGTGGATTTGCCGGAGTGGGGACGATTTTCTTCGAGAGCGTAAATTGCTTTTTTCCCTCTGAACCACTCTGTTCTTCGTACAAATAAGGGGCATCAGCCATAAACATCCCATACTCAATTCCGGAAATCATAGGATTCCCATCTTCCAGATCAATCCCGGACGCTTCCATAACCTCGTTGTAGAACCAATCATTTGGGGTAACATCTACCCAAGTCGTCATCTCAGCTCACCTCATTTATAGTATAGAACGGAAAAGAGAATAGCCTGCAGGCTACTCTCTCAACATCCGTTCGACAAACCGCCGGGTCCGGTTTAAAAAGGAAACAAATTCTGCCCGGGTAATATAGCCGTTCGGCCTGAAGTAGAGAACCGGAGTACCGTCTGCTTGTACCACCGTAACCAGCCCCGCGTCAGCCATTTCTTCTATATCCGTTTCGGCCCAGTGGCCCTCAGTATCCTGATATTCAAAACGGTGCTTCTTGTCATAGCCATCCTTCTTGATCAGCACTAGCTCAATCACGCACTTATATCCCCTGTTGCGGTCTTGATTGCTGTCCAAACCATTATTAAGCCATACTGGCGAGGGGTTGATGCTTTCCAGCGATCCCAAATACAGAACTCCGCGTTCATCATAAAACTTGTGGGTCCAGCCGCAGTAGGTAAGATAATTATTGTAAGCCTCTTTATCTTTGAAGAGCAGGCTCAGTTGAACCTTGTAGCTAGAAATGCCCATCTGGTGAAAATGGCTCGGAGCATTTATGATCTTGATCTCTTTAAGCGATAATTGTGGACTTGGCGGGGCATAGGGTTCTACGATCTTAGCGTCTACTTCTGTGAAATTCAGTCCTGATTCTACAAATAACCGTTTCTTATAGCGATCATTTGCTGTTCCAAAAGGATACTGAGCAGGCATTGCCTCTCCCCCTATCTATGATTGTATTGCATCCCTGTCTTTACCTGCTGAGAGAGCTCGCGAGAGACATTGACGTTGGCATTCTTAACGATGCCTGCCACCTGATTGCCTACAGCCGTCCAATCCTGCTGGCCGTTGACATTCGCCTGAATGGTGACATTTACATCTCCAGAACCAAAGGATACCTGCTTGGCTGTCCCCTCACTCACCTTCATTTCGTAATAACTCATGGCCTGTACACCATCCGGAAGATTGAAAGTGGATTTCCCTTGCAGCAAGCTATTTTTAATGTCTACCAGATTATTCTTCTGCTGAACCTCCAGCTCCTTAATTTGCTCCAGTATTTTATTACGCTGAGTTTCGTTATCCTTATTTTTATCAAGCAGGGTATGCAAATCGCCTAGTGTGATACCAATCCGCGAGTTAATATCCTGAGACATCGCGTTCTGAATCTGTTTGACACCATTTGAGTCTTCTCTGGCGCCTGAAAGAATAGCATCACTTCTCTTCATGCTCCAGTCCGCATTTGAAATCTTCAAGTCATGATTTAGCTGCCCCATGATGTCATTGAACTCACTATCAGCGCTCATCTGATAGTCCTGGAGTTTCAGTGAAGAGATTTGTCCCTGTATATTAGCAATCTGGGCGTCTATTTCGTTATAAGAATCTGACCCCGCTGGCTGCCGGTCGCGTTTGGCGATTAGACCCTCGTCAATGATTTTCCCGTCCGCATTTTTCGTTCCATTTAGGATACCGTCCAGCATTTCAATATTCTTTTTAAAGTAAGTTTCGAAGAGGGCCCGCATCTCAGCGGAATCCTCGCGAACGCCGGACATGACAAGCTTGGCATAGCTTTCATCATGGGTTGCCTGAATTTTAGCGGTTTCGTTTTGCTGGAGACTCATCGTTCTGGACATCATCGATTGTGCGTCCTCATATCGGACAGCCTGATTCCGGTCAGAATAATCTATATCGCCTTTCTTACTATCTACATTCGAATCAAGCGGATCATCCGACTTCTTTGGTTTTTCCTCAACCTTTTTGGTTACTTTCTCAGAGTCTGCATTCCCTTTAAACTTTTGCTCCAGCGCTTTAGTAAGATCTTTGCCTTTTTTCCCGCTAAACGAAATTTTTAGAGCGTCCGCATATTCCGTCCATTTAACCCCGGTGCCACCGAAAATTTGATTAATCCCACCTCGAATACCGCCATCCAGAATCATTTCACCAATACCAAAAGCTTTCGTCAAAAAATTACCGTCGCCGATTGCCTGGGCCTTCTTCTGCAGATCAACCCGTCCGCTCGCATCTTGCTTTGCTCTTTCTTCTTTAGTCATGCTGAGCGGAGCGACAACATCACTATAAAAGTCCATTGCGGTTTCAACTGCCGAAATCAATGGAACCTTCTTTAGCCCGATCTTCAGTCCCTTACCCACCGTTGAAGCAAGCTTTCCAAATTTCCCGGCTTTAGAGAATAGTTTCCCGGCTCCTCTGGTCAAGCCTGCCAGCTTTCCTGCAATTCCCCTTCTGCCCCCGCCGGAGCCGCTTCTTCTGCTTCCCCTTCTACCTCTATTTGAGCCACTCGGGCCACTTCGTCTACCACCGCTATGATCCTCATCCGAGCTGCCAGAACCGCTTCTTCTGCCACCGCTATCTTCCTCATCCGAGCCGCCAGAGCCGCTTCTTCTGCCACCGTTATCTTCCTCATCCTTATCCTCATACCAATCATCGTTGAAAAATTCCTGGACTTCCTTGGCTACATCATAGGCGGATTTTTTATCCTCATCCTTGTCCTTGTCCTTGTCCTTGTCCTTGTCCTTGTCCTTGTCCTTGTCCTTGTCCTTGTCCTTGTCCTTATCCCTGTCCTTGCCTTCGGAGGCTGGCTTGCTTTCAGTTTCAGTCGCCTGCTTAGGGGCAGTCCCTGAATTTTGCAGTCTAGCCGCACGATCTAACCGGGCTAAAGCGTCTATATAATTTTGAATATCACCTGTATCTTGGAACTCTTTATTAAGCTGTACCATGTCATTAATGAATTGCTTGATACGTTGATCTGAATGGCCTGCACTGGAACTAACCCGCCTCAGCTCTTCTTCAAATTTCCGGGCATTCATGGTCCCGCTGATAAATCCCCCGGATATCCTTGCTATGCTGTTAACCAGCAAATCTCCATCCTGCCTGTCAACCCTCATGGCGGTGTCCAGCAGTTCCATCCGGGTGTTTACGAAGTCGGCCTGACGATCCATCTCTTTCATCTGGCGAATAAGCATTGTCAGTGTGCGTTCCAAATGCTGTGCTTCTAAGTCCAGCCTTGGATCAACCGATTGAGCCCACACGAGACTCCGCCGGGTCTGATCGACATCCCATTGCTTCTTGTTCATCCGGCGGTTAACATCTACATGCTCTTCAGAACCATATTTACCACTGCTTTCGATCTCAGCACGCTGCAGTTTGAGCTGTTCATACTCCTCACGCTGGGTGCCAAGCTTGTCATTCAAATGGCCGACACTCAGAACGCTGCGCTTACTGTTTACGAGATCGAGCCGTTTTTGTACAGCCGTAATGTGATTTTGCAGATCTGCCTTCGGAGCCTGCTGAGCAGCTAAACCCTGCCCACCCTTCCCGAGACTTATATTCTCCTCAGAAGAATGTCCGACATGGCTGCGGATCACATCTAAAAAGGCAATAACCCTCGAGCTTACGGTTTGGAACTCTTCCTTCAGATGATCGAATATCCCTTGTGTCGAAACCTCCCACATCGTCTTCAGCTTCTGTTCCTGGAATTCATAGGTCAGCATACTCTCTGCAAGCATCTGATTGGATTGATCCGCAGTCCATTGCTTGTCCTGCAATTTCTCTGCAAACTTTGCAGCACCACCCTCTGCCTGGACACTTGGGGCTGTATTGACCCGGGCCATGTCCTCTAATAGGGCCGTAACTGCACCGGAGTCATTCCCTAAATTGCTGGCATAGGTCTGTTGAACATAATCCTGGTCATTCGTATCGAGCCTATCCATGACATCCGTAATCGCAAACAGCATGTCCATTCCAGATTTTTGCGGCTTCCCCCTTTCCACATTCACATCTTGGCTTCCATTCCAGGGATCGAGAGTCTTAAACCCCGTCCGCTGAGACATCTCTTCAAATTTCTTGGAGGCAGGATTATCCAGTGGGGCTAGCATATTCATAAAGAACGCCTCCCCTGGATCTCCTGTCCTGCTTAGGATTGAGGGGTACATGGAAGACACAGCAATAGATTGGGCCATCGTCTGCCGCTTATCCTCATCAGATCCAATAAATGCAGGGGCGATATTTGCAGATTTTTGCATTTCGAGCAGATCACTTATTTGGGTAAAAGCTAATTTTGAACCCGCAACCATCATATTGGCGGCATCTTCAACACCTGCTGCGTTAAGTCCCCACTTGGCAGCAATAGAAGCAAGACCACTTGCGGACTGCTGGGTATCCATGCCCCCAATATTTTTCAGTTTGGCAGCCTGAGCTGCAATCTGCTGTGCTTCAAGCGGATCGGTTGCAGCCGTAGACGCATACCGGTAGGCCGCAGCGGCATCTTCCACAGGCAGTCCATAGGCAAGTGCCATATTTTGAACCGGCTTCTCTGGCGAATTTGGAACCCCCCCATCCTTCATCTTAAAGTTTGAAGCTGCCTGTGCCATTTGATATTCAAACGATTTATTGGCTTCATACCCCATAGAGAGCAACAGAGATGCACCATTGTCATACGAATCCCCCAGGATATTTTGCATAGCATTCATAACAGAGGACATTAATTTTTGGCTTTGGTCCGCCAGAATCTTCACGGCAGTGTTCAGCTCACCGCTCATATATTCAGGTTTCCGCTGTGGTCCCAAGGAATCCCGCCCGTACTGAGGGTACCCGCCAAGCTGAATGCCAGCAGCATCGTTACCGAAGCTCACCGGCACAGCTTTCAGCTCGTTCAATGCTTTGGCAAGCTCGGTAAATTGAATATCCAGCAGCGTTCTGACCTTATCTGTGAGGGTTTGTTGCAGAGCTTCCATCTTCCGGGCCAGAAAAACAGCCGGGGAGTCATCTGGTGCAGTCTCAACACTGTCTATGCTACTACTCATCCCCTTTATCCTATCAACTATTGCTTCCAGTCTGCGGCCGACGATATCTACTGCTCCCGCTTCCTTCGAGATATCGCCCAAAGAAGCAATGAGTGCATCCACCTGCTCAGCAAATGAGGCAGTTTGCCTTGCAAGAGAATCCATTTTGAGCAGAATTTCCGCTTCTAACGAATTACTTTGCTCCTGATTATGATCAGATGCCATAGTTCATCCCTCCCCTTATCAAATAAAAAAAAGCCCACCCTAAGTAGAATAGGCAGGACTTCACTTTTACCCTCCGCCAAACATACGTGCCAGCGCCATAACCCCGTCTTCATCAATTTCACGGTAGTCTTCATCGTTATAACCTTCGGGTTGCTCCTCTTCTCCGCCGCCTCCCCCAAACATTGCCCGAAGAGGCGCGGTTACAACCTCTACCTCAAAACGAATATATTTGTGCACCTGCTTCAGGAGTTCCTGAATCTGCGGGTAAGTGTATCTCCTGATTGCCCACTTATCGAGGTTACAATGCTTATGAAGATAGAAAAAAACCTCGCTCCATGTGACAGGCCCTCCTGTCTCTGTGTCGCGGACTTCTACCCCTGTCGGCTCTTCTCCCTCAGCCCGTTCTACTTTTTTAGTCCATTGAGATCCATCATGACATCCAGAATACGCTTAGCCGTACGAAGATCAACATTACGGTCAATAAATGAATGATCCACTACCAGTTTCCCCGCTTTATCGCGGTAAGCAATTTCCGGATAGATTTGAAAAGCCAGCCCCAAAATATCATGAAGTGTTTTTTCCTTGGCTTCCTGGCCCGGTGCAAAGTTAAGAATGATTTCGCCTACATTGACCGTTTTCAGGTACTGCATGAACTCTCTCGTATCCCCAAAAGTCATTGGTGGAATTCGGTAAAGTTCTCCATTACGCAACATAATCTCTTCATCCTCTTCAAACCACACACGTTCTGATAAACGAACTTCCTTGTCTTCTGGTAATTCCTCTTCTGTGCTCTCTGCTTGAATCCGTCTTAGTGCAGCCTCATTCATCTCTTTCGCATGCAGTAGTTCCTGGACAGACTTGCTCATAATCCCACTCCTTTTGTGTTGTTTTATTGAAAAAAACAAAGGCCCGGGTAGGGACCCGGGCCTCGTTCATCCGCAGCAAGCTTCAGAAGTTACACGTTCGAGGCTGCCGAATAACGTTTGATACTTCCCAGCTTGCGGTCCGCACGTTCCGGATCAAGCACCTGCAGGGTGATCTGAGAAGTAGATGCAGTAGCCCGGGCAGCGTCGATAGAGAACGTACCTTTTGCCCGGCATTGGTACAACTCTGTTTCAATACCTTGAAACGTACCATCTTTTTGCAAAAATGATCCATGATGAATGATATGAACCGGGAACGGAACCTCGTCAACCAGAATATCTACCACATCAATGATCTCTGTACGCTGGTAGCTCAGTACAACATCCTTATTGGTATGAGATATATTCAGAATCACATAGGTTTTTCCTGCATCGGAAGTCACCATGAACTGTTTGTCTGTTGGCGCAACGGTTGAGCTGTACGCCACTTTCTCAAGGAGTGAGTTGGCATCCTTCAGCTTCACAGTGAAATTGCCATCGCCATAAAGGGTGCTGCCGAATGTGACTTCTGCTAGAGCAACATCCGGTCCGGAAGCAGCACTGCGGTCAAGCTCTCCTTTAATCAGTTCATGCTGTTCATTGAGTACCCAGAGAGAACCATTTACATCTTCTTTAACTGTAGATCCCATCATTAGGGATAGCTGAGCCAAGTCGAATTTTGCGTCTGTAGCTGTAATTTCAATCGATTTAGACTTCACAAGATTATCAATCGCGAATAGGCCATCAGAACCGAACACATCTTCAAGCTCTACGTTAAGGTCAATTTTCAGATTTTGAAGCGTACCCAGCGATACCACCTCAACACCTTTACCATCGGCTGCATATTTCTTTGCAAGAAATTGTCCAACACCCTTAATAATCATCTTTTTAGCCATTCGAAAATTCACTCCTTTAATGGATACATCAAGCTTGTCTAATCTGTGAGCTGATCAGCAAGCCCGAAGCTCTTATTTATTCTTCCTGCATAGAGTAGGCGGGCTGCAATAATCCCTAACATTCCCCGTCCAAAGATAGAGAAAAGTGAAGTACCGTAGTGAAACAATATACATCAGACATAAGAATTGGCGTTTCATGCTCCTTATACAGCGTTGTTTCAAAGTTCTCCACATTCTCAAACGGACTTATGACATTCCGAAATAATTCAACAATCCGTTTTGAGATCTTCAAAGCCAAATCCACATTATTAGCAGTGTAAGTATTGAATTTGATGAACGAATGATAAACCAGATCATTCTCTCGGCTAATTTTGCCCTTCCGGCTCGCATAAAAGCTAATTAAAGGCAGGTTGCCTTTGATAAGATCTAAGGGCTGCGATCGCTTTTGAATCCGCTGCTCTACCCTTAATACATCTGCCGGATCAAGGTTCATTAACTCTAAAAGCTGTGAATCTGTACGAAGTACCCGGTGAATTTCAGCATAAAGGCCAGTGACCAT